TTCATTAGCATCAAATGCTTATACATTTTCTGTTTTTGCAAAAGCGGGTGGTGAAACTACTTTTTCAATGTGGTTAGTAAGTGCAAGTGTAAGAGCAGAGTTTAATTTATCAACAGGAACAATTACCGTAAATACTGCAACTTCAGCAAAAATTGAACCCTACCCCAATGGTTGGTATAGATGTTCAGTATATAGTTCAACACCTGGAACAACTGCTCATATTTATGGAAGAACAGGTGGTGTTTTTGTTGGTGATGGAATTAATGGCATCTTTCTTTGGGGAGCTCAAATAGAAGCGGGTTCAACCGCAACATCTTACATCCCTACAGTAGCAGGTACAGTAACTCGTAATGCTGATGTGATTACTAGGACAGGGATAAGTAGTTTGATAGGTCAAACAGAGGGGACTTTGTTTTTTGAATCAAAAGGATTTTCTGATGGTAATACTGCTTTTCAGTTTATAACTTTAAACGATGGAACAACTGACAATCAAATAGGATTTAATTACACTACAGGTGGAATTATAAATGGTTATGTTAGAGTTAATCTTGTAACTCAAAATATTTCTTCAACTGTTTCAAAAACTTTAAATTCAAAAATAATTTTAAAATATAATTCATCAAACGTTTACACACTTTTTATAAATGGTTCTTTAATTGGCTCAGCAACAGCTGCAAGTAGTTTTTCATCACCTTTAACAACATTTAAAGCATCTCAAGGTAACGATGCAAGTAATTACAATGGAAATATAAAATCAATTGTACTTTATAAAACTGCATTAGATAATGACCAATGTATAGACCTAACAACTCCATAATGAGATATCACATCTACAAACTAAAATACACAACTAAAGCAGCTGCTGAAAAAGACCTTAAAGAAAAGGGTGTTTATGTAGTGACTGAAGAAGGTCTAACATACGGCACAGGTATTCACGCTGTAGTTGAACTTGGTAAGATTATCACTACTGATGGTACTTATGACGAACAAGGTAACGAACTTACTGCTCCTATCTATGCAAGTGGCTACCATTACGATGTGATGTGTGAGCAAGATATAGACTTTGGAAGTAATTCAATAGAAGTCAACAAACCAAAACACGGATTTTTAGGACATAATTAATATGAAAACAAATATTTTAGCAAGTTTATATTTCGTGTTTGGCTACATAACTTCGTTTTCTTTAATGTTTCAAGGAACAGAACTTTACATTAATTTAGCCGGAATTACTTTATTTTTTTATTTAACTTTTAGCTTAACAGAAGCGCTTGAAGATTTAGGATTATGAAATTACAACTTTATTTATTACTTTACACAATTAAAAATTCCGCATTGAAACTTATAACAATTTGCTTTTCGTTTTTTTTACCTATTAGTGGAATACTTGGACTTTTATTTGCATTAATATTGTCGGACACAGCAACAGGAATTTGGAAAGCAAAACACCAAAAACAAGAAATAACTTCACGCAAACTTTCGGCAATAGTTTCTAAATTACTTTTATACGAGTTAACAGTTATAATGTTTTACCTTATAGATTACTATATTTTAAACGACATAATTTTAACGTTTTTTTCCGTTCCTTTAATGCTTACAAAAGTGTTAGCGTTGGTACTTGCTTCAATAGAAGTTATGAGTATAAACGAAAATTACAAAGTTGTTAAAGGAATAGATTTATGGCAAAGCGCAAAGTTATTATTTGCACGAGCAAAAGAAGTTAAAGACAACATTAATAAGTTAAAATGAATTTATCAAAACACGTTACATTAAAAGAGTTTCAAGCTTCAGGATTAGCAACGTTACGAAACCTTAATAACGAAATGAACGAGTCGCAAATTGCGTCCGCAAAACTTTTGTGTGAAAACGTGTTTGAACCTTTAAGAATTCACTTAAACATACCGATACAAATTAGTTCAGGTTTTCGCAGTTTACAGGTCAATAAAATGATAGGCGGTGCAAAGACTTCACAACATACAAAAGGCGAAGCAATGGACTTGCAAATCGGTTCTAAAGGGTTTAATTTTATCAAAGACAAATTAGACTTTGACCAACTTATTTGGGAGTTTGGAAACGATGAAAATCCTTCGTGGGTTCACGTTAGTTATAGTTCTAAAAATCGTAAACAAGTATTAAAAGCAACCAAAAAAAATGGGAAAACTATTTATTCTAATTATTAGCATTTTACTTTATTCGTGTTCCGCTCAATTTCACTTGAACAAAGCAATAAAGAAAGGTTACAAGTGCGAAGAAACAAGCGACACAATTCAAATAATGTCGGTTGATTCCGTTCCTATTATAATAAATGATACAATAGTGTGGGAGAAATTCATCACTACCAAAGACACCATTATACAATACAAAAATGTTTACGTTCCAAAAACACGAATACAATTAAAGCGAGAATATAAACTTAAGATAAAAACTATCTATAAAGATAGGATAGTTGAAAAAGCAGAAGCAAAAGCCGAAGGTAAAAAGAACCGACCTAAAGGAAATTTAAACCTTCTTTTTGTAGGTGTTGGCATTGGATTATTACTTTCGTACCTGTGGAAGTTCGCAAAACAATCATTAATTTAAATTTTTATGGCAAATAGCAGCGCAAGGTTTCGTTTAAAACAGGACGAGATTGAAATACTTATGCAGTATCGTGGAATAAAAAATGCAACAGACGAAGCGGGAGTAGAAGAAAAGGATGTAAAACACGGATGGCTAAAAACTAAACAAGCAAGTTTATTTTTTAAAAACCCAAACTTTAAACAGGAAGAACTAAACGAGATACAAAGAATAAAAGACGAATGTATAAAAGAAGTAAAGTTATACGCACCTAAATATACTGATTCAGCAATAAAATACGACATTGAAACGGACGGACATTTACTTGTAATTGATATTGCAGACCTACATATCGGAAAACTTGCAACAGCATTTGAAACAGGCGAAGACTATAATTCACAGATAGCCGTTAAACGTGCAAAAGACGGACTACAAGGCATTTTAAACAAAGCTAAAGGGTTTTATATTGATAAGGTTTTATTTGTTGCAGGAAACGATATTTTACACACCGACAACACCAAACGAACCACTACAGCAGGAACACCGCAAGACACCGATGGAATGTGGTACGACAATTTTTTAATGGCTAAAAACCTGTACATAGAGTTGTTAGAACAATTAATGATTTTTGCAGACGTTGAAGTTGTTTACAATCCAAGCAATCACGATTACACACACGGCTTTTTTTTAATGCAGTTAATAGAAGCACACTTTAGCAATTCAAGTATTCGTTTTAACGTAGATTTAAAACACCGAAAAGCATTTAGGTACGGAAGTAACTTAATAGGAACGACACACGGAGACGGAGCAAAAATCGAAAACTTACCTTTATTACTTGCTACGGAGTTTCCTATACTTTGGAGCAAAACAAAACACCGTTATATTTATTCGCACCACGTTCACCACAAAACAAGCAAAGATTTCATTGGAGTAACATTTGAAACATTACGCAGTCCTTCAGGTTCTGATAGTTGGCATCATAAAAACGGATATACAGGCGTTCCAAAAGCGGTTGAAGGCTACGTCCACCACAAAGAATTTGGACAAATTGCACGATTAACACATATTTTTTAGTTTGATTAAATAATTTATAGTATATTTGTCATTCATAGTTAAAAAGAAAAACAGTTATAAGCTCCCCAGCACGTAGCTGTTTTTTTTTGTCCCAAATATTAGCAAAATTTGTGACGAATATTTCGAATTATTACCTATTTAAAGCATATATCAAATTATTACCTATTTAAGGAATGTTTTACATAATAGGCAGTATATTGCTTTATTTGGAAAAATTCATACAGATTTTATACTGTGAGTATAAATTTATGCAGTATATTGCTTTTTGTTGTGTCAAATATGCTTTAAATAATAGGCAAACTTCCGATTATGTTCAGTTTTTAATACTGATTATGTCCCGTTTTTTAATTAATAAACTTGACTTTTTAAGGATATAACCTTAATAATAGCAAAGGTTTTAAGGGTTTTACCTTATTATATTACGTTATTAAGTAAAAATTACCCTTATTAAGTGTTTTACCTTATTTATAATGAATATAAATTACGTTTTTTTCTATTCAGAAAGCCCAATAAACACAAGGATTTTAAAAATAAATTAAAAATAATTGTTAAAAAGTATACAAGTTATTAAAATAATCATTAGTTTTGAATATAATTAATAACAAACAAAAACAAATACTATGAAAACAGAATTTAACATTACTTGGGACTTCTTAAAACAACAACAGGAAGAAGACAAACTAACAACTAATCAACTGCATTTAATTATTCAAACTTTAACAGCTTATTTAAGCGACGAAGAACTAAAAGAATTACAAAATTTATTTAACCTTTTTAACAAATAAGACTATGAAAAAATTAATTGATTACTTTACACCTGTAACCGAAGAACACAAATCGTTTTTAAACCACTTTACAAGCACTCTAATGGTGTTTATAGTGTTGTGTGCTATATTCTATTGTTTAATGTATTTTAAAGCGCTGTAAGATGAAAAATAGAAATTTAGAATTTTGGAATAAAGGTTGGGAATTAACCTATGAATTTACAGGTTGGACTTATTCAATTGCGGGAACTTGGGAATTTAACGACTATGACGAAGTTTCGGAGTTTGCATTTATAGAATTAGACGTTGATGTTAGCGAAAAGTGGTTAACAGAAACAGACGACCATTTACAACCGCACGTTCTTGGGGTTCGTATTTTAGAAGATTTACGTTTAGAAATGCAGGAAGCAATAAACAGCGATTTAGTACACTACAATTTTTGGGAATGGAAAGCGAGTAACGATAAAAGTAATTATAATTTTTACCACGAACTATGACAAGCGGAACAATTTACGACCAATTAGATTGGTGGCAACGACAATGGCGGGGTTCATTTGATTTAGGGTTATACCTTGAGATTTGCAGAATTAAAAAAAACGAACAAATAAAATATAAAGAAATGAAAAGATTTAAAGCAACATTTAAAACTTGGGCGTATGTTGGAGCGCCTGTTAAGTTAGAAACACGAATAGTTGAAGCTTACGACATCCAGCACGTTAAAAACTTAATACAAAAGAACGACGATATTATTTTAGAAATTAAACAAATAGAAAAATGAAAAACGAAATAATTTATTCTTATTTAATAGAAGATACAACAAACAATCTATATAAAATAGGCAAGTCGAATGACCCAATAAATAGGTTAAAAACTTTTAAAGTAAGCAACCCTTTTGTTAAATTAATAGGCGTAAGTTTTATTAAAGAAAAATATTTACATTCAGTATATTTTAAATATAGAATTGTTGGTGAATGGTTTAATTTTCCAAATGAAATAAAAAGTGAAGTTTTTAAATTATTTAAACCTATAACTAAAATAGCCGAAAAAAATAAAAGCTACATATTAAACGATTATTTTATAAACCACTCTGTAATTTTAAATGAACTTGTAATTTTAGAACAAGAAAAAAATTATAAGGCAATTTCTAATTTAACAGGTTTAATATATGAGAAAATTGGAGCGCAAAATTATAGAAAATTATTAGCTGAAGATGACGAATTTAACAGAATAGTTTCAAGTGCAATATATATGAGTTTATAAATAACAAGTAAAAACTATAAAAATGATAGAACTAATAAAAGAAATAATAGAACAAGACGGACTTGCAAAGAAAAACCGAAAACGTGAAATAGTACACAGGCGAATTTATTTGTTTAGAAAGCTGCGAGAAGACGGACACACACTAAAAGGAATTGGAAGTTTATTTAATATGAACCACGCAACAATATTACACGGTTTAAATACTTACCAAAATTTAGTTGACACAAACGACAAACTATTTTTACACGATGTTGAGTATTACAAATTACTTTTAAGTTTAGAACGTCCGGAACTTGACTTGCGAAAAGAAATCAAAGAAGCAAAGAACTTAAAAGACTTGCGTAAAATTCAGTCAAGAATAAAAAATAAATTTTATTAATCGTGTTTATGTTAAAATAATTATTAAATTTGCAATTGTACGGTCTAACATTATAAGTACAAAAAGGAATTATTGCCCTTGTTTATGAAGTTGAAGTTAGACCCAACGGATTGAGCAAGGGTATTTTTATTTAAAAAATTATAGTTATGAGCGGTTGGATTAAAATACACAGGAAATTTTTAGATTGGGAATGGTTTAATAAGTCTGAAGCTGTACACTTGTTTTTGTATATGCTTATTAAAGCTAATCACAAGGACAATAAATGGCAAGGTAACGATGTAAAACGTGGGCAATTTATTTCGTCTTTAGGTAATATTTCGAGTTCTACAGGAATAACTATTCAGCAAATAAGAACCATTTTAAAAAAGTTAGAAAAAACGAATGAAATTGTAGTAAAATCAACAAGCCAATTTACTATCGTAACTATTTGTAAATATGAATGTTACCAAGATGAAAATGAAGACACTAACAAACCAATAACAAACAATCAACAAACGACTAACAAACAATCAACAACAAACAAGAATGAAAAGAAAGAAAAGAATGAAAAAGAAGTAATTTTAGATAGTTGGATTGAATACAGGAAGTCGGCAAAAAAGACTTTAACACAACAAAGCATAAAATCTATTTTAGTTAAAATGGAAAAAT